TGGACTGGTGGAAATTTCTATCGCGAGGGACATCTTGCTTCGAGACAACTAGGTGAGGACCAAACTCATTATCAGCCACCTAATATAGTTCCACCTGAAAGAAGATTATATGGTCAAACTGAAATGGGGAGCCAAGTTTCACCCCCCGGTTCAGGTAATCCTATCAGACCTGGTACATCAGATTTAATTGACCGTGCGCGCCAGATGGGATACGATTTTCATGGTATCACTAAAGATGGTAAATTGATTCTAAGACAGTCCGGTTCTTAATTTCCAAACTTATAGACAAGATAAGCCCATGCAGCTATCTTGACTAAATCTCGTTTATCTTTCTTTCGCTGATATCGGACTGTCTTGTAGATAATTTCTCCCAATGCATGTCCATCACCATCGACTAGATTTTGTATGAATTCGTATAATTCATTCCTTCCCTCTAGTCCTGTAGTATTATATCCCTTCTCTTTTGCCATTTTCTCGCAAAGTTCTTCCATTTCCATCACGAATTGTTGAAAGACTGTCTTCTCTAAGTTTTTTGACATCTTTCCTCCCCGCCCGATTTAATGATGCTGCTATCCTATGTTCTCTACATAAGACATAGGGCTTACCTGTATTCTTATTGATAGTAGTCTTTACTCCACATTGAAAGCATAGCCCCTTTTCTTTTCTAATTGCATAGAAAAGGTTCTGATTATCTTTCTGGTCTTCCCTATATTTGTATGGCATAGTTACCAGTCCGCCCAGGGTGGTCTTACACCACCATATTTAACCCATTTTTCTTGAAAGTCTTTATCTCTCCTAGCTCTTTCCCTATCTGATTTAGCCTTCTCCCTTTGCTCTCTTTCTATATCCTCCTCGCGCTTACGTGCTTCGGCTGCTCGCTTTCTTCTAGCTTCTTCAGCTTCTTTTGCCCTTCTATCATATTCAGCTTTACGTGCTTCATTGAATATATCATTGAAATCATACCAATCATCTTGTTTAGGTGGAGTGGGTCTACGACGAGAATCATCCCCATTATGCGCAGGAAAATTGAAGTTAGCTTCCGCTAATAACCGACACACCTTCCTCGCAGCCTGATTAGCTTCATTATCATTCGGGTTATTATTGGCTAGCTTAGCTAGCTTAATTATTAGGTCGTAGTTCATGGTTTAGAAACCACCTTCCTATGTCGAACCCAACAGTAAATACAACGTTTATTCCATTCACAATTAACTGTATTACACATAAAACAAGTCCAAGGATGGGAGGATAGAAATTCATCTACCCTCCCACCATTGACATCCACATGGCTTGTATTTGATTCTATCGGATAAAAATCACCTCCCCTATCAATAGGTGGTCTAATCACTATTCTACCTTCGAATCAGGGTCATTGAAGACTACTGCCTTAATGGCCCACATTGCAGAAGTCTCAAGTTCAGTAATTGCGACTGACTTATGTCTAGAAGAGGGACATTCAGTCTCGATGGTGTGAAGTAATTCGGAGTATGCTTCGCGAATTGCGTTAATCTTCTCCAATCCAATTGGAGATGGCGCATGATACGCGAAGGGCTTATCAATTGGCATATTCTTATCCTTGTAATGTAATACAGGAAGGATACTGAATGAACCTTCCTGATGTTCCCTTATTCACAATGTTGTTATTACACTTGTATCCTGGTGCGTACATATCCAATACTGCTGTGCCTAGTGCTGGCGCAGCCGTACCAAATATGCCATAATCTCCTTCCTGGAAATTACAGTTATCGAATTCAAAGTTAGTTGCGAGTAATCCTGGTTGGTCAAAACACAGAAATGAATTTAGATTTGCTCCTGTGAAGTTTTCAGTATCCAGTTGTAATTTATCTGGACCACCTGAAATAAAATATTGTCTGGATGCACCTAATGCAGCGTTGATATCGTACACGTTATTTGATAGTTTCACATTAGTCATTACTTGTGATGGGTTACTAGGTCTATCATCTCTTCCTAGAATCTGAACACCTGCGCCAACATTCGTAATAGTATTACCATAAATTAACACATTTTTCACAATACTAAATGGTGCTGTACCATCTTGATTTCTAACAGTTAGTACAATTCCATAACCAGTTTGACCTTGAGTCCAACAGTTACTTAATCTATTCTTGGTGAATGTAACTCCAATTGCGCATTTCAATTCGAGTAAATTTTTAACTGTGATACCAGGCTTTCCAAACCATGAAAGGGGTTTGGTTATATCACAATTATTGATAATAATATTCTGTGGAATATTCGCTTCGGAGTTAGCATCTGCTCCACCGAATAGAATATTCTCACCTGATGCTTCAAGATAACAGTTGTCAACATTCAGATTTTGACATCCATTATATGCAAAGATTGCTTGACAATCAATTGATTCAAAAATATTTCCAATATAGGAATCAAGAATATCTACATTCTTAGAGTCAGCCCATACTCCGCGATGCTGACCATTTGGGCTACCCATCAGAATACACTGTTTCATTACAGTTTTATCTGCTGTAGTCAATAGAAATGCAGCATTATTGATTCCATTCACTCTAAGACTAGTCAATGAAATTCCTGAAGCAGTATTAGTAATTGAACCATTGATTGTAGGAACGACAGCACTCGGCGTAATTCTACCTGCGCCAACTGGTGTAGCTGCAATCAATGCTAATGGTTTACTAATTGTCAAATCAGCCTGCGTTACATACGCATTATCAATCACTATAATTGAACCTGCTGGGGCCTGTTCGATTATAGATGCGAGGTTATCTCCTGGATGCACAGGAATAGTGTTTCCACCATTTCCACCGTTATTGATTTTCTCAATAACATCACATGCAGAGCGAATAATCGTCAGCTGATTGTTGATTTCATCTGAATACATTTATGCCCCCTTTTTTTGATAACTCCTTCCCCTATGTGCTGCTAATCCTCCTTTTCTTCCGGCCTCGCGGGCCTGTTCTATAGTCCATTTATGTGCTTTACCTTTTGCATGCGCGACTTTACCACCCTGAGAGCAGATTTTACGACGTTTCTCAGGGTCCATCACAGCAAATCCACGTAGTTGTTTAGTCATGATTCTTTCCTTTTATTTTTACCAGCCAAATATTCTTTCATTTCTTTTGCTTGTGTTTCAGGCATCACGTAGATTATCTGATTCCCCATCGATTGAGTTGTAATCATACCTGATGCCTCAAATCCCTGCATCATATCATCAAATTCAGTCGCATTCTGATAATGCTGCCACATTTTCTTCATTAACATGGCACGACTGACTTGATGATTTGGACGGTTGATTAGTTCCATGATAATTAGTGTCTTCAATAATGCAGCATGACTTATACCCTGCTTTCCTAAAGTAGTTTTACGAGCATTTCCAAGTAGTTTCTCACATTCGCCTATCGCTGTCCGAATTGCATTCTCTGTAATGATTAGCTTTGGATGTTCTGCTAAGGATAGGAGCATCGCAACTTTCATTACAGATGCATCGAATCGATTCATCGTTCCAGTTTCATCTTTATGCTCGGACATCTTAATTAGTTCTTTGAAGTTTTCATACCAGTCATCGAATATCATTCCTACTTCATTAAAGTATATTTCTCGTGTTCCTGATTTCCCTCGTTTAATCTTCTTGTATTTGTAACAATTCGATTTCTCATTAGATGCGAGGGCCTCGAATGGTCCATTCAGATTAGCTATTTCCTTGAGATAATCCGCAACTGAACCGTAACTAATCTCCTTCTCAAGCGGATATATAAGGCTATTAACCGTCGGGGATTCTTTTTCATATATAATAAATGTACGGGCAAAGTAACCACCCTGAATAGCTGACTTCGTAAAGAAGTCATCAGACATAGCTTCATTGGTGGCCGTTAACATTGTAACTGTTGGGTCTTTAAGAGTGAAAGTCTCCATCTTCAGAAGAGAACGCCATTCACCTTCGTTATAGATTCGGTCATACAGGTCAGTTAGAATTTTTGTAGCTACTTTATCCTCTACGATGCTGGAAGACAGTTCGGAGGAACATATGAAAGCTACTGATTTAGCTTGAACTTTCCCACCTGGTTGTGTATATGCTGTTCCCATTTCTTTCAGAATACCTTGTATCGACCCCCGACCTGTAATGATACGAGTATTGTTAACTAGTTTAACTAGCTTCTTTGCCATGTTTACAGGTGGACCTTTCTTGAGTCCACTATCCGCGTGAAACATGGTATAAATATTAGGATACAAATTAAATATCTGCTGATTCAGCCAAACATTGTCCTTTACTACTGCTGATATTGCGCTTATTGCCGCCCATCTCCAAAATGATTCAGGTGATTCTAGTTCACTATGTAAGTCAACTACTTCTTGAACCCAATTCATCGGTTGTTCCTGTAATACGTTCGCCACTTGTTAGGGAGCGAATCACAGTAATCATTGGCTTTCCATAACACTCCTCGCAAACGGGTGCCGGTTCGTTTGTCACTTTAATTGTCTTACAGTTTGGGCACCATACTTCTCTGTATTTCAGATTGTATATAGTCATTAGGATACCATGAATTGTTCAGTTATTGACTTCTTCATTACTGGAATTTCGATTAGTTTCGGTTTTTCTGGTAATTCTCTGAACTTTTTAAAGTCCCGATAGTTCTTACCAATTTCCAATTCACATGGAATAACTAGTTCTCTTCTTGGAAGTGAACAATGACTGAAATTGATGGGACGTTCCATTTCATCTCTAATTACCAGTCCGTATTCTTTGGTTTTCGAGATTGGAACACTAAAGAGAAGAGCATCATGAGATTCCATAACAATCTTAATAGTCGGAATCCGTTCTTTAATACGTAGCCCGGCCGCTTTAGTATTATCTGAAACAGCGCGCTGAGGAATGTAACTGAATCCCTGACGAAAGAGGTCGTCTCCGAATCTTTCATAGAATAGTCTCTTTCCACCTTCTACTGCATCCACTCCATATGGGACGGGCGCAGTTAATGACCTAGTTGTCTTTAAACAGTTGATTACTTCAGCCTGAAACACCTGTTGTATCTTGGGCTGTTTCCTATGAAATGTTATTAGTGCTTGCTCCGCTATAGCCTCGGTTATAGTGATGGGAATCTTATATTTCCTCGCGTCAGTATTAACAGTGGTCGCTGCGCGACGTTTACCTGCGCCTAAGTGACCTGCATGTCTTAGAGTTTTCCCACAAAATCTAATAGGGTGTTCGTAGCCCAGCTTCTTTTTGTCATAATCAAAAAGCTCAGCATTAGGACCAAAAAACCACACGGCAGTATAAGCATGGTAATCAATTTCATCAACTAACCTCAGTGCTTCCTCATCTTTTGCGAGGAGCCATACTACTCTAGCTTCTGCTTGTGATGAGTCTGCTTGAATGAATACTTCTTCTTCCTCAATTATGGCTGTATGCTGACCCCAAGAAGTATCATAGACTTCGATATGGGTATTGTCAGGGATGTATATCCCCCGAATATCTGCACCAATATCACCATGTTTCGTCATGGTTTGGAATGCAGTTCCTAGTACTTTCTTCTTTTTCTTACCATTCTCTATATCTATGGTTTCGATTTGGGGTCTAATTGGGGGATCTTGCTGACCTGTAGAAGTTCTACCCGTATCCAAACACGGGAAGTAGGTAGTTCGCATACGCCCGTCAAAGTCTGCGAGTGCGAGGAGATATGTGGAAATAGATTTTCTAACTCTTCTGTTTTCAAGAATAAGTTCACATATTTTTCTGTGTTCGGGGCGTTTAATCGCAGATTGACTGTTAAGTAGCGTGGTAATATCTTCTTCACCAACGGAATCTTTGCGAGGAAGTTTGAGAGTGTCCCATAACAAGCTTGCAATTTGCTTTGGTGAGTTGGCATTGATTTCAGCCCCTGTTAATTCAAATAACTCAAATCTTAGCTTCTCATCCCATTCAATATACTTCTTGAGAAGTATTTCACGTTCCTGTTCATCTATTCTAAATCCCTGCCTCTCTATATCCCAATATAGATTAGGCAACTTCATTAGAAAGTTCTCGTAGAATGGACGTTGATTTAATTCATCTAAATCAGCATCCATATTTTGGTCTATCTCGATTGTAACACAGGCATCTCTCGCGCATCCTTCTAGGAGGTCTTTGATAGAACCTTCGTACATACCTTCGTCTTTGTAGAATGGTTCTTCAGTATAGATACTCGTATTGAATGCGAGTCCTTTAGGGAGTTCAGGATTGATTGCGTGAGCCTTGAGCATAGTATCTGACGCGAGTCTCCGAACAGTGAATCCCAATCTTTTGATTTTATCTCTATCGTAATTGAAATTTTGGCCAACAATTTCTTTTTCATGCAACATCTCCGAGAGTATTAGCCAACATTGAACTAAGTCTCTATCAGGAATAGTTGATATATCCTGTACATTCCAGAGTGGAACTGTCATCCCATGACCGGGCGCGAAGGATAATCCCATACATACAGGAATACAAGTTCCATTAGCTTCGATATCGACAGCCATTCTAGTCTTGTTCTTATATGTATCTCTGAATCGAGCTAAGTCATATGAATTTTTACATATTTCGAGCCTGCGTTGTGGCAGAGTTACATCTGGAAATCTACTCTGCAACAAGGCACGTTTGAAATCAAAAATCATTACTTGGCGATTCCAGTATCCTTTAAATTCGCCTCCTGTGGCTTGGTGTAACAAGTGAGCTGGATGGTAAGTCGGGATAAATTTACGTCCCATGCCAAACATGATACTTCCACGGAATGCGCCAATCTTAGTTTTTCCAGACAAAGCCCAGAGAGCGGTACCACCGAGAGCCAAAATACAGTTTGGTCTAATTTGGGTGATTTCTTCTTGTAAGGCACGTAACTCTTCCTCTATGTTAATACCTACACTCTTCGCGCGAACTGAAAATGGTATCTTCTTTCCTGGTCCATTAGGGGGAACTTCATACTTACAGACATTAGTTATCCAACATGAATTACGGTGAATCTCGGCATCTTGTAATAGTCTGTCCAATTCCTTACCAGATGGACCTACAAATGGTTTACCTACAGCAATCTCAGCATATGATGGGGCTTCGCCTAGGATTAGTAATTTAGCGCCGATTGGTCCCATACCTGGGACATACACTCTTTCACTCATCTTTCTTCACTATTTTAATTTTCTTCTGTTTCTTTTTGGCACAATTATCACATAATCTAGTTCGGTGTAATAGACCCCTAGTTGAAACCTCATCACACCAGTCCTTACCACAATCGGGGCAAGTATTCCAGGTTTGATTATCTTGAATCATCGTCGAATATACTTCTTTCGAAGCGTTTTTCATATCGGCTCCCATTTAATTTTTTCAACGCATCCTGCCTCGATTCACACTTAACCAATTTTTCATTGTAATGTAATGCATCCGCGAGTTTAAGATTCTCACTGACTAGACCGATTGATACCTCAAAATATGTAGCGGTATAACTTATAGTCCAGAAGTTATTTCGACACAATCCTATTAAGTGGTATATTTCCATTACGGAAACTTTCTCCTGCCAATTATTGGATTGGTCGTACTTCTCTTTGAATGTCATCCTTTACACCGAAAATAATCGTAGGGTGACTTGACTCTTCTAATAAGTCACCCTACGATTCAATTACTTTGTCTCTGTGACCACTGGTTCAGTTAGTACACGAATTTTGATTGCGCGTGTACCTTTCCCCTCGACTTCGACTGGTGTGAATTCCACTTTCATACCATTTCTCAAATCCTGAAATTTGAGAGTGTCTTGTTTGAGCGATGTCCAATGAAAGAAGATGCGCGTGAACTTTATCTCTTTACTACTGATAAAGCCCCATCCATCATCGGGAGCTACCTTAATAATCTTCCCGACGGCTCTTTTCTCTTCCCTTGTCTTTTCCTCAATTTGAAGATTCTCGGCTTCCAAATTGGGATTGTTGACAATATCTCCAATCTTAGTCATCGTCTATCCTTATCGTGATGATGGTTAAGTATTGATACTCGTAAGCATCTTTCTTCTGTAATTCATTCATTTTCTTACGAGCATTCTTCTTTTTGGAGTATACTGCCACGATACTCGGCTCTGCAAATTCTCCTGGGCAGTCATTGAACAGTATATAAACAGTCATTTCTATTTCTTCTTTCTTTCTATGTACTTCGGTTTCTTAAATCCAAAGTATTCAATAATGATAGTCTCCAGAACCCAAGAAAGTGATTTGTTCTCAGATTTAGCGATTGCTCTGAGTCCATCTTTAATTTCTGGTGGTAATCCATGTCCAATTGCATCCCTCGAATCACCTGACTTTAATCTTGGCGCAATAATGCGGGGCATAGTTCTCCTTATTTTCCATGATAGGCGGGGCCACTCTCATTATACGGTGGATTAACCACTACGTTGAGAATGGCCCCTATCATTAATCTAATTTCTGGCCCCATGTCTAGGCATTACGATTCACTCTATGGTCATGACTAGAAGAGTGAAACTGGTATTTATCCCTCAGACTAATGAATCTTGTTCATTCTGAGTTAGTCGTCGTTAGTGTCTTCTACTTCTTCGACATCATCATCATCTTCAGATTCCTCAGTATCATCTACATCAGAATCCTCAGTTGACTCAGTCTTGGATAGTTCATCCATATCAACAATTTCTTCTTCGATTTCAACAGTCTTTTCAATATCACTCATTGTCCTACTCCTTAGTTCTGAACAGCAGAATTACTGTTCTATAATCAGTTAAGCAGCTGTGACTTCGGTTCTCACGGGACGATATTTATGGTTCACCCTGTTAACTTGGCGCCCCTGATAAACATCGTTCTCTACGAAAACATCTACTTCCCGTCCGGCTGCTGATGCGAGGTCGAAACGTGTATCAGCTTTCACTTCTACACCGAATGCCTGTAGAAACGGCACGGCAAAACCGATTGCCTTACTGTTGAAATTCCAATCTATCGGAATTCCTGCGAAAGTCTTGTCTCCAGTATCACCGTTGAACAAGATAGTTGCTTCAACAGGATAATTTGTGGATGGACCTTTCTCGGAAGCTTTCGCAGGGGCCTCTCCTACGTTTTCGATTTTGACCCTATACCATGCGGGGTCAACAATCTTTCCACGTAGTAAGTCGCGCTGGCCAAACTGAATCATCGCCATGTTTTTGTTCTCCTAGGGTTTTGGTGTGAATGATGTGACGTTGGTTGGTTGGGTGGATGGTTGGGATTGTGTCGGTTGGTCTGAGATTCGATAGATTGGCTGCATTTCTTTAGCTTTCTTAATAGCAGGTGCAATCCACTTCTCATACAACGGCTCACTGTTGAAGGTGATTAACCTTTCTAGTGGGAGAGAAGTTCTGGCATAATCATTCCCAGTATGGGAAGTATAACACCTAAATTCTCCCTCATCTGTTTCAGAGAATCCCGACTTAATATCAAAGTGATAGACTTCTGTCATGTAAGATGCTATCTTACCTGAGATTTTGTCTCCACCTGTGATGATTACGCGGGAATGATGGGTGAGTTTATTCTTATCATCGTCTTTTCGTTGACCGACGACATGAGCGATGATAATGACATTAACTTTGTGATGCTCATGAATATCTTTCAACATATCCATGAGTTCCTGGAATGCGCTGGCCTCAGCGTTATATTCCTCTAATCCTGATACTTGAATAGTTCCTATCTTCTTTCCAGTTCCTTCAGCAGCTTTATGACGAATAGTCTGTCTATTCATGTTGTCTCCGAGTGATGTTACGGAATCAACAATGATAGTTTGATATGGACAGGATAATTGAAATTGCTTAAGTTTGGCTTTCACTCCATCATAGTCACGATAGTCATCAAAATGAATCTTCTTTTTACCCCAGTATCCCCATCTCTTAGATGGAAGTTGTAGTGCCTGCATTTTCCTATCCGTTGACACCCAGTATTGGTCACCTGGATAGGATAATGCAGAAGTAGATTTGCGAGTACCCGGCTCACCTTTAAGCATGGTGAATAGGATACTAGGGTCTAGTGTTTCGAGTGATGCCATTTAATTATCCCGATGCTCCTTCATCCATTCTTGGCTCATATACTGAGTCATACGAGCCCTGATTTTGATACGAGTTAATCTAAGCTTTATTTCCTGCAATAAAATCCGCAAGCGCAGCAACCTGTTTGGCATTTTTCCTCACAATACAATTAGGACAATGTGGACGAGCCATTGGCTTATTGGATGAATGAGTCAACACCTTCTTGGTGATTAGCATCGGCTCGCTACACTTGTTACATTCACACATTTGACCTTCGACTAATGCAATAGGCACATAATGTGAACACAACGGCTTAACACACTTGTAGACGAGGTATTCCTTGTCCTTCTCTCTACTAAGATTGACCTTCTTATAACGGTGAATGTGATTCTGTGACTTCATTTGGCTGCTTTCCACATCATTAAGAGAAATGTAATCATCGTTATCATGAAAATGATGGTCACATTTCCCTTAATGACGATTAAATTTCTTTCGATTTTTTCATCCAGTGATGAGTCTTTATTTGTAATGAATGAAATGGCTGCTCTAATGTATTTAATCATTTTTCCTCACTATATGCTATAAATTGTGATTTTCATTTTTCGTGTTCCATAAGAAGATATGTTGTCAATAATTTGTAATGATGAATTTTAGTATCTTCATTAAATCCCATGTATTCATAGACATCTCCACCATATTTAATATATTTAGGTGGATAATGCCAATGAATTTCAAATTTTTTTCTTTCTTCATAATTATGAGATAAAATACCAGTCATGCTATACTCTCCTCACTCATCCTCATTTGTCGGATTCCATTCAGGTCCGACGGTAAATAGTTGCTTAATAGTTTCTTCTCTCATTCCTGGGTCAGCTTCACATACTTTCGTGAACGCACAGTTACCATACTTACCCTCGCAATGGGTATAATTACGAGGATAATGCCCACTCTCAGCATACATTAACAGGAGTTTAGCGTAATATGGTAGCATTTCAGATTGCCATTCGAGAAGTCTCTGAACTGAATAATTAATTGGAGTGCGCGTGAACTTCTCTTCCGGCTTCAAACTTGTTTGGAATCCTACCTTATCGATGATTACTTTCTGAACTCCCATGACTAGACACTGCCCACTGAATTGATTATTCAACGTTAGATTATCTCTGCGTTGTTTCATGGTCTTATGGTCCATAGGTAGGATACCTTGATTCGTATCAACTACCTCATCTAGTTTAGCTTTCCATAAGACTCGAATCTCATCATCTTCGTATAAAGTTTTACCTTTAACGACTTCAACTTCTAATGGAACCCAATGGTCATTACGCCAAAACTGTTGATATTGGTCACAAGTATCTAGGACATATTGCCATCCGGTTCGGTATCCTTCTGATTCTCGTGGAGTATTCCTAACACCTGGAAATTCATTGGCTTTGTGACCACAAGAGGGTTTAGGCCATTCTGAAGTTGGGATAAAATCTGTGCAACCCTTGCAACCTCTGATATAAAGTTCTGCTGCTGTAAATCCGTATTGGACTGCTTGTTCTCGCTTGACTCCATTAATCACCGCCCTATTAAAGTATTCAAGGAATATGTGAACTATTGAACCACATTCGAGACTATTCGATTTACCCTCGATACTGATTAGATTATGGTTAAATCGATAATCAGTCAAGCATGCGCAGGCCATTAGTGTGGATAGAACTTGACTATCCATGATGATATTCTTGCGCGTGGGGGTGATATCGACTATCTCACCGATATCACCAATAGTACTTTCATCCATTGGTCTCATGTATTATCCTCATGCCATTTCTTATGAGCTTCTGGATATTTCCTCTCTAACATATGGTCTAGAATTATCAGGCCACCCATTAGAGAATTCATTAGTTGAACTAATTTCTTCTCTTCGAATTCCTCGGCTAATTCGACTAATTTCTTTACGGCTGGAGTTATCATTGAATCCTCAATTTATATTCCTTATTTAAGCACTCAGCACAAATCTTTTTGCCGAATATTCGATATAATCTCCATCGTCTATTTTTGCATTTAAGACAAGTTTGAGGTCTTTTTGGCATTATTGAATCCTCATTGGAACTACTACAGGCCATCTCTCATCAGTCATTTGTAAGTTAAACCAGCTAGGTGGTAATGGCTCTCCATTAAGCCCTACTAATAGTGGCTCGGACATTTTTCCATCTGAATAGTGTACGATATAGCCTGTACCAATCAACATGCCAGTTTCCATATCATATACTATCATTTTATGCATTACACCTGACTCGGTACTCTTCACTTGCGTTTTTCTTTGAGGTATTCCTTGACATTATCATTATTCGGTTCCCAGTAAACTTCCTGTTTACCATGAACTTGCCAGTGATAACTAGTTCCCTTACCGAATGTCAGTAAATCACAGACTGGACACTTGTAACAAGTGAACAGAAATTCCTTACACCATTTCAATATTTCGATAGCCATGTTCGGCCACCTTTCATTCATAATTAGTTCTCATTATTCATTCGATAGATAGCGTAGTATCCAGCTTGGTCCAGTTCATCATTCATCTGTTTAATGTAATTATCGACTATTCCACGCGCGTCTGTAGTCAGTTGTTCTAGTTCATCTCTATCCTTGGCATAGCCCCGCTTATGGACTACGATTTTAATTACGAGGAGTTTCATGATTCAATTTCTCCTTTTCAAGTAATTCATTTAGTATATCGTATAGTTCAGGGTCATTGTCTAGAATAGCTTCCATGAACTTTCTAAAGCATTCTTCATGGAATATAGAATCGTAACTTCCATTGGTGGAAAAGAAGAAAGTATAATGTGTATTATCCTCCACTTCTTCATAACACCATGCACATTCCATATTAATAAGCTACCATTTCCGCGAACTGTTCCTTAGTCCGCTTGTTAACAGTTGGTCTGCCCTTGAATTTCTCATTATGTTTCTTGACGATTAGTTGCGCGAGGGAACGCGCGAATTCACTCTCATTCCAAGTAGGTCTTTCTGTCTTATTCATTACTACGTGATATCTACCACGCTTATCTTCCACAATCATGTCTAATTGTTCATCGATAGTTCCTTCAGCTTCGGGTAATGTGATATTAATCTGATTAGATGTTTGCCCGATTCTCTTAAAACGGCCCGGCGCGGCTTGGTCCTCATTCTGTGGATTCCACTGTCTCTCATGCAGAATACAATCCGCGCATGTCTGCAAGTCTATCCCCTCACCACATGCTAGCGTGCTTGCTATCAATACGCATCGCTTCGTATTGTTGAATTCATCTTGTAAATTCGACCCCTCGATTGTGCCGGTTAAATCCGAACCATACTTGAATACTTTAATCTTCTGCTCTTTCATTTCCTGCGCGAGATGATACCAATCGGGATTAGTTTCCTTATTAGTATCAGTTAGTGCGCTCTGCATCAGTGTTCCGACATCCTTGTGATGAACAAATACAACTATCTTCTTTTCGGTATCTTCGATGAATTCCTCGATAAATCCGAGCGTGGCTGGTATCTTAGCTAATCCAGTGATATGGCGAAGCCTCGCCATTTTCGCGAGGAGTTCTATACTACCTAGTGAATCCTCATCACCACTGATAACATGCTCATTATACCATTTGACGAAGTCCCCAACCGAATCATCGTATATAGACTGTTCCATCTCATCGAGTTGAACAGGCATCTTCATACGATTAACTGATGGAAATTCCTCCATTACTTCATCGTATTCACGGCGAATTATCATCGTCTCAGTGAATTCGCGAAATTCCTTTGGTTTGCGAATTCCACCCATTTTCCAGCCATTACCATCGAAGAAATACTCAACCCATCTATCCACATATGCTTGTGGTGAATAGAATTTAATTGGGTCCATTAAATTGAGTGCTGGATAGAATTCATTTCCTCGATTCTTCCAGGGTGTCGCGGA